GGTATTCAAGACCTTAGTTCTAAACAAGTTCAAGGTATGGTTTACCAAGAAATGATGAGAAAACTTCCTAACATCATGAGGATTGAGGGAGCTCACAGGGATGAACTTATTGATTTAGCTAAAGAAGCATCTTTAGAAGAAGCTGAAGTTCCTGCTGATTGGTACCAAATTGAGGCTAATTTAGGTATGCCAGATACTGGTAATTTTAGATTTGAACCTGAAGATGATGAGGAAGATGAAGATGAAAAGGAAGAACCTTTAGAATTCCCTTCTTTTGATATTGAAGATTTAACCGATGAAGAAATTTTAGAGTTAGAAAAGCACAAAAGAAACATTATTAACGCCATTATTCAAGGGGCAGCAAAAAAAGGACATTACCTTTTCCAAAAACCTGAAGTTAAAGCAAGATTGGATGCGATTGACCCATCTCTTTATGGTGATTATTTGGGTATCATGGCAATTAATGATTTCTTATATTTTAGTATGGAACAAATGATTGAAATGATGAGTCAAACAGGTCAAGGTGTTGCAGGTAAAGTAGAGTTAGGTGATGCTGATGAGGACGAGGGTGGTGAAGAAGGTGAATCACAACCTGATACAAAAATCATGGCAACAGGTATGATTTTCCCAATTCTTTGTCATGAAATTATTAAAGGATTAGAAGAAGCTAAAGGTAGACACGGATTACCAAAAGAGCCAAGTCTTCGTCAAAAAGTACAAGGTCAAACTGACATTTTATCTAATGAACCAATGCAATTGAGAATCGGTCCTGAAATTGTTGAAAAAATTAGATTTGCATTGCCAGATGAAATGTATGACCAAGATAATAAAGGACTAATAAACTGGTTCCATATATTGTTATATCAAATACCAGCACAAGAGTTTTTAGAAATTATTGGAAATGCCATCTCTGAAGATTCTTCAAAAGTTAGGAAAGCAACTTCAAGATTTAAAGAAATCATGAAAGAAGCTATTCAAATGAAAGAAGAGTTTGAAAACTACAAAGAAGAAGAAAATATTGATTCAGATGAGGATGACGATGATGGTTTAGATGACTTTTTAAGTGGTTTAGGTATAACATTACCTAAATAACATTTTGTGAATAGAGAACAACTGATTATTGAAGTTACGAAGTGTATGAGGAATACTCCTTACGCACTTCGTACTTACTTACAAACATACGATAACACCGTATCCAAATATGTCCCATTGGACTTATTTCCCGACCAAGTTAGCTTAATAGAAGATTACGACACTTACAATGAAAACATTGCATTAAAATATCGTCAGGCTGGTGTGTCAACAGTTACCGCTGCTTGGATATCAAAAAGATTAGTTTTTGCTAAAAAGAACAAACCTGAGAAAATTCTTATCATTGCCAACAAGTTAGACACATCAATGGAGATGGCTAACAAGGTAAGAGGATTTACTGAACAATGGCCTAATTGGGTTGGTGTTACTTTTTCAAAAGAAAAAAACTCACAACGACATTTCAAACTTAGTAACGACTGCGAAGTAAAGGCAGTTGCAACATCAAAAGATGCATTGAGGGGTTATACTCCTACCATTCTTGTATTTGACGAGGCAGCGTTTATTGAAGCAGACTCAGATTTTTGGTCTGCGTGTATGGCGTCCCTATCTACAGGGGGTAAAGTTATTGTGGTTTCTACTCCAAACGGATACGACCCAATTTACTATGAAATCTACGACCAGTCATTAAGAAACATGAACGATTTCAAAATATCTGAGATGTTTTGGTATCGTGACCCAAGATATACAAAAGATTTGTATATGGTTAAAACTAATGACTTAGTTCACTATTTGTTAAATCGTGAAGAATATTCTGACAAAGATATTATTAATTTATCAATGGAAAATCCATACGACAGAGACCATTCTGTTGTAACTGATTACATCTCTCAAGGATATAAACCATGTTCTGCGTGGTTTGAGAGTATGGTTAAGAAGTTAAAGTTTGACCGAAGAAAGGTGGCTCAGGAGTTGGAATGTAACTTCTTAGGTTCAGGTGATAACGTATTTGAATCTGAATTAATGCAGAACATTTCAAAAAATACATTAAGAGAAGCTCAGGCTAAACTTATGGGAGGTTCACTATGGATATTTAAAGAACCCGTAAACGGTCACAAATACGTTATGGGTGTGGATGTATCTCGTGGCGATTCTGAGGACTTCTCGTGTATCCAAATCATTGATTTTGATGAAAGAGAACAAGTCTTAGAATACGTTGCAAAAATTCCACCAGATGTATTGGCAGAAATAGCGTATAAATGGGGAACAATGTATAATGCTTACTGTGTAATTGATATTACAGGAGGTATGGGTATATCTACAGCTAGAAAGTTACAAGAATTAAACTATCAAGGTGGATTATACATTGATAATGTTGACACAACAAATAAATGGAAATGGGACCCAAAAATTAATGAAAAAATTCCTGGTATAAATTTTAACTCAAAAAGAGTTCAGATTATTGCAGCATTTGAAGAAGGTGTTAGACATGGATTTAAAGTATATTCAAATAGATTATACAATGAAATGAATACGTTCATTTATATTAATGGTAGACCTGACCACCAAAAAGGACATCATGATGACTGTATTATGGGTGTTTCTATGGCATTGTACGTTGCAGAAAAATCATTCCAATCTTTGGAGAAAGTAACTAATCATACTAAAGCAATGATTAACTCATGGGCAACTACAGTTAATGAAAATAAAAACTCTTCTGACTTCTTTAATCCTATGGTTCCACAAATGGGTAGAGGTAATGGTATGAATAATCAAGGTGAAGCAACCAAGGCTGATTACCAAAAATATGGATGGTTATTTGGTTCGCGCTAACTATTTATATTATCAAGGTAATTAGTAAATTTAGAATATGAGTGATAATAATTTAACGGTCTGGCAGAGGCTCTCCAAAACATTTGGACCAAACTCTTTATTAAAACAAGATTATCCAACTTTTAAGTTTGATAAAAAAGAACTTTTGCGTACTCCAAATCGTGATGATTATGAGAGAGAAAAACTCCAAGCGCAACAAACATTTTATTTAACAAATCAGTGGGCTAAAGTTGAGAATAATCTATATTCACAGGCAATTTACTATGAACCATCAAGATTATCTGCACAATATGATTACGAATCAATGGAGTATACTCCTGAGATTTCCGCAGCGTTAGATATCTATTCTGAAGAATCTACAACAACAAATGAAGATGGGTTTATTTTACAAATCTATTCAGAATCAAAAAGAATTAAATCAGTATTAGCTGATTTATTTAACAATAATTTAGATATTAATACCAACTTACCAATGTGGACAAGAAACACTTGTAAGTATGGTGATAACTTTGTTTACCTTAAATTAGACCCTGAAAAAGGAGTTGTTGGTTGTCAACAATTACCAACGATTGAAATTGAACGTCATGAAGTTGGAGTTAGTGCAAAAATTACTGTTGATATTACTCAAGAAAAAGATGAGAACAAAAAGGCTCTTCATTTTACTTGGAAAAATAGAAACATGGAATTCCAATCATGGGAAATTGCTCACTTTAGATTATTAGGTGATGATAGAAAACTTCCTTATGGTACATCTATGTTGGAAAAAGCGAGACGTATTTGGAAACAATTATTGTTATCTGAAGATGCGATGTTAATATATCGTACATCAAGAGCACCTGAAAGAAGAATGTTTAAAGTATTCGTTGGAAACATGAATGATGATGACGTTGAAGCATACGTAAACCGTGTTGCCAATAAGTTCAAAAGAGAACAAGTTGTGGATGCTAAAACAGGAAACGTAGATATGAGATTCAACCAAATGGCGGTTGACCAAGATTATTTTATCCCTGTTCGTGACCCTGCGGCACCAGACCCAATTACAACATTACCAGGAGCAACAAACTTATCAGAGATTGCCGATATTGAATATATTCAAAAGAAATTATTAACAGCACTTCGTGTTCCTAAGGCGTTCTTAGGCTTTGAAGAAGTTGTTGGTGATGGTAAAAACTTATCCTTACAAGATATTCGTTTTGCTCGTACAATCAACAGAATTCAAAAAAGTATGATTGCAGAGTTAAACAAAATTGCAATTGTTCACTTATTCTTATTAGGGTTTGAGGATGAATTACAAAACTTTACATTAGGTTTATCTAACCCATCTACACAAGCAGATTTATTAAAAATTGATGTTTGGAAAGAAAAAGTTTTATTATATAAAGATTTAGTTGCAGACCCAGGAAATGGTATCCAACCCACATCGTCAACTTGGGCTAAAAAACATATTTTCAATTGGTCTGACGAAGAAATTAGATTGGACTTACAACAACAAAGAATTGAAAGAGCCGTTGGTGAGGAACTTAAAGCAACTCCTACAGTTATTACTAAAACAGGTTTATTTGATAATATTGATAAACTTTACGGTAACACTTCTGGTGGTACTGCAACAGCATCCACAACAACTACAGGTGGTGAAGAATCACTTGGTGGAGGAGGATTTGAAACTGCACCGCCACCACCATCAGGTGGAGAAGAGGCGTTACCGCCACCAACCGAAGGAGGGGCACCTGAAGGTGGAGAAACTGCCGTTACACCAGAATCAAGAATGAAAAATATGAATTTGTTGATAGAAACTAATCTATTAGAAGGGTCAACGTTTTTAGATTTAGGTCAAGGACAAGATTCTTTAGGAGAAATTTCAAAAGAATTGGATAAGTTACTAAACTCCTAATATTTATATTGAAAACACACTATAATGACTTTCGGAAAAATCAAATCCATAATTGAAAACAATCTTCTTGAATCCTACAAAGATGAAAAGGAATTTAAGAAATCGTTAAAAGAATTCAAACATAATGTTTTGAACAACAAAACTATGTCAAAATTGTATTCTTTATACGACCAATTGAGCACGCCTCAATCACTAAACGAATCTGACGCCAAAGATTTTATAGAAGAAGGTGTTAGTTTAATTCAGAAATTACTGCCAAGTATTAAATTACCAAGAACTTTATCAGAGAATGTTCAGAACAAATATTCTGACATTGACGCTCTTGTTTATACAAATAAATTAAATTTGTTAGAAAGAGTAAATTCCAAAAAAAATATTATAAGTGTGTTAACTTCAACAAATAATGTTGTTAAAGAATCTATCAATATTCCATTAAAATCTATGGTTAGTATTGCTAATCAAACTTTAAACAAATATGTTGAAAATCTTGATGAATCATCAAAAAAAGAATTCCTTCAATTAATTTCAGAAGATACAAAATCTCTTGAAGATAAGTTTGAAACTATTCGTGAAAGTGCAATTAGTAAACTTAACGTTATTTTAGAAAAAGAAGAGGAATTTGAGTTAAAGACAAAATTGTCTGAAACTATTGACAGATTAAAAATTGAAAAATTTGACCAATTAAATTTTCTTAAGTTAAAAAACTTAGAAGAATCAATTTAAAGAATTTTTTATTTTTTGAACATACGACGCTTTCAATACCTGAGCTCGTCTTACAACGGATTTTTTAACAAATTCTTTTTTTTCAAATAGAATTTGATTTTGCTTAGTCTTGATAACTTTAGATTTTAAAGTTTTCAGGGCTTTTTCTATTCCGTCTTTTTTTACTTCTACTATTAGCAT